GCGGAAGAGGAAGAGATTTTAGAAGAAGTCACAGAAGACTCCTCCCCTGATGTAGATATTCCTTGGTTAGTTAGAAAGGTAACAGATTATTGCGAAGCCCAGGCGGGGATAAAATTACATCCTTATCAACGAGAGTTTGCTGAAGCTGTAGTAGAGTCTATTATTTTAAATGATGGAGAGGAATTTACTGCTCTTTTCAGTCGCCAAAGTGGGAAAACGGAGGCAATTTCTGTAGTGGCGAGCGGGATGGTGGTTATTATCCCCCTATTAGCTGCTCTTCCCAAGTTTGCTAAATTATTAAAACCTTATAAGGATGGAATATGGATTGGAATTTTGGCACCTTCGGTGGAACAGGCGTATACTACTTTTAGCCGGATAAGAAATAGAATTGTATCTAAACGTGCACAAATGATTTTAAGTGACCCGGAGATTGGGGTAACTTTAGATAAATATGCTAATCCTATGATACTTTCTAATGGATCTATTGTTCAGATGCACTCGGCGGCGAAACAGGCTCAAATTGAATCAAAAACCTATCACTGGTTAATTTTAGAAGAGTGTCAAGATATTGATAAAATGAAGATTCAAAAATCGATTCACCCCATGTCGGCGGCGGTTAATGGTACTATTGTTAAAATTGGTACTTCGAATAACCAGATTTGTGACTTCTTAGAAACCATCCGGCGGAATAAGAGAATGGATATAGAAAACTCCCGAAAACGCGGTTACCGAAGAAAACACTATGAATATGATTATAAAGTTGCAATGAAATATAACCCACTATATAAGAAGTTTATTGAGAAAGAAAAACGGCGGCTGGGGGAAGATAGCGATGCGTTCCGCATGTCCTATAAACTAGAATGGATTTTAGAACGGGGTATGTTTGTTAGTCCTGAAATGTTAGATAAGATCGAAGATAGAGGATTAAAACATATGGAAAGTTGTAAAGATTATTGCGTCGCCGGAATTGATTGTGGGAAGAGAAATGATTCTACAGTAGTTACAGTAGCTAAAGTAGATTGGGATCATGTTGAAGTAAATGAAGTTACTGGTGAGCGCCGCCCGAAGAAAGCGGTTATTAACTGGTTAGAACTTTTAGGTGACGACTACGAGGCGCAATATCACCAGATCATAGACTTTTTAAGGAATTATAGTATTAAATGTATTTATATTGACTCTACGGGAGTTGGTACTCCTATTGCCGACCGCCTTGCTAATGACCTTTATGGGGTTGCTGAAGTTATTCCCTATAACTTTAATACTTCTTCTAAATCTTACTTATGGAAACATTTATATACGGAGATTTCTTCAGGACGCCTTACTATCTGCGCCCATGCTAAGACACGTTCTTTACGTTCATATAGGAAGTTTAGAGAGCAGATGGAATCATTGCAAAAAGAATACAAAGGGCAAAATATGGTTTGTCAAGCGCCTCCAGATGATAAAGAAGCACATGATGATTATTGTGATAGTTTAGGGTTATGTGTTCTTGCTAGTGATCATGATGCGATGCCGGTAATAGAAGAAACGCCCAATATATTTTTTGGGCCGGGAAGATAATTGCGGGAAGATAATTGCGGTAAATTATGCAAAATTCAAGAGGAATACTCTTCCAAATTGTAAAGGAGGTGTTAGTATGGCAAAATTAGAGAAGGTTGAGTTTATCATTATCCATCATAGCTTAACTAAAGACGGTATCACGGTTAATTGGAAGGCTATTTGTGAATATCATACGAAGGAGCTTGGTTATGACCCGCCGTGCGGTTATCACTATGGGCTTGAGAGGATTTATGATTCTTGGGCGATCTTAACTGGGCGGAATGAGGACAGAGTTGGAGCGCATACGAAACAGCAGAGGATGAACTACAGGTCTCTAGGAATTGGTGTTGTTGGAAACTATGATGAAGAATATTTACCTGATGAGGGATTTGTCTTGCTTGCTGGACTTTGTACGGGACTTTGCCATAAATATAATTTACCCGCCGATAGGATTGACCCACACAACAAATATGCTAATTATAAGACTTGCCCCGGCAGGCTATTTCCAATGAATGAACTGCGGCAAGAAGTAGCGCACAGATTAAGGCGTTAGGAGGTAGCATATTGGTAACCCCTGTTTGGGAATGTCCTGCATGTCCTACTGATGAGGAGAGGGGATGATTCTTTGGACTCTAATTGGATCGATATTGCCTTTGAGCTAAAATATAGAGAAAAAGATCCGGTTAGTTGGACAAATTTAGCTGAAGAACTTAAGAAGATTACTGGCTTAGACTTTAGTTTAAACAAAATTAGGTCCGCCCTTCGTAGAGATCCGCGCTATAAAGAAATGAATAAAATAGAATTTGAAGATATTAAACGTTATTCAGAAGAAGATGTTGACAATTTATTTAATAAAATGATTGAATTTCAGGCATACTCTTCTAAATTGGATATTAAACAAGATCAGGCTACAATAAGAATTAAAGACACAAAACCAATTGGAATCGCTTGGACTGCTGATTGGCACGTTGGTGGGGAGGGTACTGACCATGAATTATTACAAGATCTCATTTACTTAATGAGCGACACAGACGGGTTATATGTAATTGGTGGCGGAGACTACAAGGATAACTATAAAGGAAATATCAAAGGAACCGCCTTTAACCAAATAATAAAGCCGGGACTACAGGATTTGTTTGTTTTGCGGTTATTTGATATATTAGGGGATAAAGTCTTAGCGGCTCTAATTGGCTGTTTTTTGGCGGGCAATAAGGTTATGTTGGCTAACGGAGTCAATAAAAATATTGAAGACATGGAAGTAGGAGATACGGTTGTAACACACAATGGAAACATAAGGAAGGTAGTAAGAAAATTTTACAACTTCTATGATGGAAAAATTGTTAGTTTCAAGGTAGCAGGCTCTGATTTAACAACTACTGCTACCGCTAACCATCCTTATTTATCAGTTTTAAAAGAGGACTTAATTTGTAAATACCTCGACAGAAAGGGAATTGATTTTAATAACCTAATTCAATGGCGCGAAATAGGTACACTCAAAGAAGGAGATTTTTTAGTTATTCCTAAATCCAGATTCTATCAAGGCGAAACTCCGACTGATTTAATGTATGTTTACGGTCTATATTTAGCAAAGGGCTATATAAAGAAACAAAACGGAGAAATCATTGGTGTTGGGTTTGATTTTGGAGTAGATGAACAACAATACGCAGATACAGTATCTAAAACTATTGAAAAATATTTTAATCGTAAGTGTGCTTTAACAGAAAGACCTGATAAGCGTACATTAACAGTGACTTGTTATGGTAAAGAGGTTGGGGAACATTTTTACAAATTACTAGGAGAGTACTCTTATGCCAAACAAGTGGACGAAACTCTTATTTATGATAAGAACGCCCTTTATTTAGTAGCGGGTTTTATTGACGGTGACATAACAATAACTACAACTTCAGAAGCTTTAGCCTACCAACTAAAAAGGATTTTAGACAATCAAGGAATTATAAATTCTATCCGCCAACAAACACGAAAAAACAGAGAATTTAATGACTTCCAGATTAGTATTGGAAGTAGTGAAATTAATAAGCTGGTAGGCATTTCTAATGGGATTCATCAGGCAGAACCTAAAGAAGAACAGAAATTTGTGTTTAATCTTGACGAATATATCTTGCTGCCGATTAAAGAGCTTTCTAAATCTGATTATAAGGGAATTGTCTACAACTTGGAGGTAGAAGACGACCATTCTTATGTAGTAAATAACTTAGCTGTTCACAATTGTCATGATCATTGGGATTTAAAAGAAAATAACACAGATTTCGTGAGTACTATTTGTGAACGAACTGGTGCGGTTAATTTATGGCATGGCGGGAAACTCAATATTCATTTAGGCACAGAAGAATATGTTTGGCAATGTAGACACAAATTCAAATACCAATCCAGTCTAAATTATGAAAATGCAATGCGGAGACTGATGGAAATTAAAGGACCATGTGATGTAGCAGCAGAAGCACACTATCATGAGCCTTTTGTAATGCAAAGACCTATTATGGGTAAAAATCGAATTCTAATCAGATCCGGCGCATTTAAGGTTTGGGACGATTATGGTCAAAAACTTGCAGGCTATAAAGGGACTCCTGGTATACCTCTAGTAATCTTTTTCCCTGATCGGCACAAAATGATTCCCTTTTTTGATCTGGAAGATGGAATAAAATACTTAAAACTATTAAGAAATGAATAAAAAGTATTGACTCTTCTTATATTATATGGTATGCTTAGAACAGAGAAGTGCTTTGAGTTTTACTATGTATAACTTTAAGAAAGAGATTTGAAGGGGCAGATTAACAGTGCATTTTCTTGTTAGTCTGTCCTTATTTTGTTCAAAGGAGGAAGAAATATGAGTATTGTGAAACGCGCACCTTCTACCAATTATTTAAAGAAAAAGGCTAAAGGTATTGTACGTTTTATTACTAAGAAGGGTGCTCCTGTTACTTTTACTAAAGATGGGCGGCCTGTGGGAGTAGGAGCAGGGAAACCTGATGTTGATCGTGCTGAAAAAGATGTTTATGCCAGCGACCGTCAAGCTTTCGAGAGTGGAAAGGAAGTAAAGAGGGGGTCTGTATATGCACCAAACAACAGCGGAGTCGCAAACAAACCTTGGAAAGGTCCAAGAAGCCGGACCAAATAAGGTTTTAGAAAGTGGAGTAGAGCAACCCTGGCTACAACCACCTTCTGTAGAACAAATTAAGTGTGAATTAAAACAAAAATCAATACCTTGGACTCATTATCAAGCACAGTATCTTCGTAATCGAAAACAAGCAATCAAAGAAATTTTACAAGAAAATGTTGAAAATACGGTTAAAATTAAAGAAGGGGAGTTATTTGAAAACTTCCAAAAAGCAATTAACTCAGTATCTAAATAGGAAGTGTGGTGAAATTTTAGATGGGTGATACTTATAATCCTTATTCTGATTTAACACATTTTGATAATGTTGTAGTTACGGGGAACCCATACATTTTACGGGATGATATTTTTTCTCCCGAAGAGATGCAACGAATTCAGAAGGAATTGAATTTGTGGAAATTTTATAAGGGCAATCAATGGAAGGTTCAGCGCCCTACTGGAGAACCTCAAATTACCCTTAATTATTGCCGCGCCTTTGTTGATAAAGGGGTAGCCTTTTTAATGGGCAAAGGATTCAGTTTTAAGGTTAAACCTGAAGCTGAGGAAATTACTAAGCCCCTTTTAAATACTATCTGGGAAGATAACAACAAAGAGCTTCTAGGCGTTGAGATGGCCCAGGCAGGTGGAATAACGGGTAATGCCTGGGTTAAGGTTGTCGTAGAGAATTATGATCCAAAACTTCAACCCGAATATTATGACATGTATCCTAATGGGCGAATTAGAATATTAATTTTACCTACATATACTGTATTTCCGACTTGGGATGCACATGACCGAGATCGTATGGTTCGGTGTACGATTATTTATCCCGTGATTTTAGAACAGGAAAATGCTGATGGATCAATCTCGAAAGAACAGGTTTGGTATAGAGAAGAGATTACTTCTCAAGAAATTACGGAATATATTAATGATACCCAAATAAATAAACGAGAGAATATATTGAGAGAAATTCCTGTAGTACGCATTAAAAACCTTCCTTTACCGGGCGAACCTTATGGAATATCAGATCTTCAAGATATTATTCCTTTACAAGTAGAAATTAATAACAAAACTACTGACATCTCTGATATTATTAACTATCATGCTGCACCTGTTACTATTGTCCAGGGCGCTAAAACGAAGGATTTAGAAAGAGGCGCAAGAAAAGTTTGGAGTGGTATTCCTAAAGATGGTAAAGTCTATAATCTTGAGCTTGAAACCGACCTTGCGGCTGCTAATAATTATTTAGGGTTTTTAAAAACAGCTATGTTTGAGATTGCTCATATGCCGAAAGATGCTTTTGGTCATGGTGAGGGACGAATTTCTAATACTTCAGGGATTGCTCCTCACATTAAAAACCAACCTCTTATGGAATTAACCCGTACAAAATGGATAACCTATGGAGAAGGGATCAGAAAAATTAATAGACTGATTTTAAAATATGCTGAACTTATCAAGCATCCTGATTTCGACCTTGAGGGGTTTAAAAAGTTAAAATCTCCTCAAAAATATTGGACTGAAATAATATTTCCTAATCCGCTACCAAAAGACGAACTTATGCAGCTTCAGCTTATGGCGCAAAAAATCAGCTTACTTCTACAGAGTAGGAAAGACGCTCTTATAGAATTGGGAGAAACTGAAGCGGCTGAAAAATTAGCTGAGATTATTGAAGAAGCCCAGTATATTCAGGATTCCGTATATGATGCTGATTTGCAATTAGAACGAGCGCGGGACTTAAATTTAGGCGGAATTATGAGTAAAGACGAAAAGACAAGGGATGATATTTCGGATGATTAAACAACACCCACTTTATAAAGTACAGCTTTTTCATCGTACTAAATTACTTAATACATGTGTCGAGACTCAGAAACAAGTTTCTAGATATTTGCGGCCTATCAAGAATGTAAACGGTATCGAATTGATTATTATAGAGGATAAGGTTTACGCTTTTCTTGACGGGCTATTTGAAAAACTCCGCAAGCAAATTTCAGAACATGTTTATGAGTACATTGACGTAACAATAGAGCTTTACTCTGGTATTCACGTGGCTAAGACAAATTCTGAATTAAATGAAGAGGAATTAAAAGGTTTCGAACAAGAACTAAAGAAGGATTTTGTTATTGAGTCTTACCATAACTCCTTTTTTGATTCAAGAATTACAGCGATCAGAAATAGAATTTTTAATATGCTAAAAGACGATTTTCTTGCGTTGCTGGGGCAGGAGCTTAATGGACTAGCTTTAGCCGCTAAAATAAACGAGAGGATACAGTCTCCGTTGCCTGTTCGAGGCGGAACGATTTATGGGGGAATGGAAACATTACTTCTTTCTGAAGAAATACGAATGTATCATAAAGTAGCTTTAGAGTTTTTCAGACTAAATGGATTACGGTATGCTCGGTTTTGTCTTACTCCCCAACACCGCCGCGAAGACATTTGTGATAAACTAGCAGCCTATACTGATTTGAATATAGCAAGGCAATGCAAAAAGATTAAACTCAATCCAGAAGGTATTTATCCTTTAGAAGAATTTCCAGACCCGCCCCATCCAAGAGCGTTTTACTATATTCAACCTATTTATGAGTTGGGGTTTTCCCTTGAAAAAGGATGACCATAAAATAAACATTTAAGGAGGATGAAGAAATATGGACAAAAGTGTACTTGGTTTTGAATCCCAAACTGTTAAAACTGAAGATCAGATTCCAGGGGGTCAAGAAAAATTAGAGGAAACCCCCACCCAAACTCACGATAGCTCACTAGAGGAACTAGTTACTACAAATGAAAAGGGGGTTAACGATTCTTCTACGTCAGGTAAAAGCAGGGTTAATCCTGAAACCTTTAAAGACCCGCAAATTGTTGATATTATTGAAGCAGTGCGGGCGCAAGAAAAGGCAAAGTTATATAAAACCATTCAAGATAAGGAAGCAGAAATCAGAAAGCTAAAAGACGAAATGGTTAAATTGGAAAACACCCTTAAAAAAATAGAAGAGGACAATCTAACAGAAGAGGAACGGTTAAAAAAAGAGGTCAATCAATTATCTGAAGAGCTAAAAAGACTCTCTGTCTCTATTGAAGCCGAACGGGAGGCGGCTGCAAAAGAGAAAAGAGAGGCCCAATTACAAGCTTACAAAGAACGCAGAATTAGAGAAATTCGAGAAAAAGGTGGTAATTTAATTGTTAAGCTAGTAAAAGGAAATTCGAAAGAGGAGATTGAGGAGTCTATTAAAGAAGCACAGCAAGAATATTTACGAATTTTAGAGGAAAATAAACCCGCTATTTCTGAAACAATTTATAATACTCCCCGTATTACTAATCCCCCTCTGACTCCTGGTGTTGAATTGACGGCAGATATGATTAGAAATATGAGTACTGAAGAATATGCAAAAAATCGTGACAAAATTAAGAGGTTAATTCGAGAGGGTGGATTATCATAACTTTAATTTAGGAGGGATTTTCAATGGCAAATATGTATACATCGGCTAGGTTTACTAATGATAA